GACCTCTAAGGTGTGATAAAGAAGTTTGAAGTCCATCTTCATGGCCTGTTTTACTATCAACTCTTTTCAAGTGTGATACTACAAACATTCCACAATTAAGTTCTTCAACTAACTTTCTAAGGTTAGTCATAGTATTATCTATTAGTCTTCTTTCATCACCCTCAGAGATACCAGAGATAACAATGGATATGTGGTCTAAGAAAATAAATTTACAATTCAAACCTTGAACCATAAATCTAATTCTATTTAGTAAGTCTTCACTATCTGAACTTCCAAAGTGGTCATAGAAACAAACTTTATCTTTTATCTTTTCCCACTCAGCAATAAGTTCTTCTGTTGGAATACTTTTTCTAACTTCTGGTATGTGTATAGGTTTGTTTACTGCTAGAGATATTAAACCTCTAACACTTCTTTTAACACTTTCTTCTAGTGCTATATAACCTACCTTGTGTCCTTTGTTTATAATGTCGATAGCAAACTCACGACAAACTTGTGACTTACCTGTGCCTGAACCTGCACATAATAATACTAATTCTTTTGGCCTTATACCTGATAACTTTTCATTCAATCCATTATAAGGATATGGAACACTCTCTACAAAATCATCATTCAATAATAAATCTTTTGTATCAACACCCTCAATGATACCTTGTGGTGTATAGTGTTTAGCTTCAAATATTGCGTCTACTATTTTAGTAGCTTTACCTTGTTGTAATAATTCGTTTGCGTCTTTACCTTGTACTTTAGCTATAAATACTTTTCTTACTGGTAATATATTTGCACATTCAACAGACGCTTTCATACCTGCTTCGTCTGTATCAAACATCAAAACTATTTTTTCAAATTTAGATAACCATTCTAATTCTTGTTTAATATATTTTTTTGCTGAAGCTGTACCACTTGGTATAGATACTACTGGATATTTATTATTGTTTACTTGTGATACTGAAAGACAGTCTAATTCACCCTCTGTGACGACCAAAACTCTGCCACCATCTCTCCAGTTTTGCTGTCCAAATAAAGTAATCTTATTTGTATCACCAACCCATTTAAAAGATTTATCTGGGTATCTTAATTTTTGTGCAACCTTATTATAATTTTTATCATAGTAATTAGCTATCTGTACTGGTCTTCCATCACATTCACCAACTTCATAATTAAAAACTTTACAGGTTTCCTCATTGATTTTTCTTTTATCTAATCTTTCAATGTTTCCTATTATCATATCTCTAATCACCTGTTCTGTTTGTTGGGGAAGTTCGTTATTTATTTTTTTAAACTCGTGGCAACCGAAACAATAAGTATGGTTCTCGTATAATCCGAGATTGTCTCGGCTACCACAGTTTTCACAAGGGGCATGACCTAAAAATTTTTCAGCAGTTTTCATTAGAGGAAAGGAAAAAGCTAATCCAACTCCTGTAAATCTTTATCGTCTGTTAAGCCATCTTGGAACTTGTAACCTTTTATATCTTCGTTGAGTAAGTACTCTCTGATATTTATGTTAGGACAAGTCTTTGCTTCGTCTAACATATAGTGACCCACTATTTGTGCGTCTGGGTATTTAATTAATAATTCTTCTAAAACTTTTTTTAAACTTTCAAATTGTTCAGCAGTAAAATTATCTTCAGGTTGTTTCCAGTCTTCTTGTTTAGCACCACCTATAAGACATAGTCCATAAGAGCAGTGATTATAACCTTTGACGTGTGCCTGTACTTCATCATCTGCACGACCTTGTTCTACTTCTCCATTACGTTTGATTACTTTACCATAACCAATTTTAAGCCAACCAAATTCTCGGTGTACTCTATCTATTTCTTTTGCACCCCAGTCTTGACTTGGTCTTGTCTGGGAACAATGAATGACAATATATTTAGTTTGTTCTCTAGCCATGTTGTTTACCTTTAATTTCTTTTAACCACTCTTGTGGAAATGTTATCTTTGTTGATTGAATACAATGATATTTAAAACCAAATAACTCACACCACTTTCCATAAGTTGTTTTTGATTTTTTACCTATCTTGTTTTTTGAATTTGAAAATATAAATCTAATATCTAATTTTGGGTTCTGCTCTTTTATAATCTTCATCTTCTTTCTGTCAGCAGAATTGAAAGCACCTTTTGTTTCTATAATAATATTACAATTATTAAATGGAAAGTCAGGTGTGTACGTCTTCTTCAATGCAGGTTGGAAGTAAACAATCTTCATACCCTCATAAGTAAAATTAATTTTTACTTTGTTAAGATAATTGAAGACTGCTTCTTCCAATCCTGATTTTAAGACAGCACCACTAGAAGTCTTTACTCTCTTGAACTGGTGTCGTTTCATTCGAGACTACTTCTGGTTTAGGTGCTGTTTCATAGCCATCTTCTTCTTTGAAAAGATTGCTGTCTTTACCCTGAACGAGTTCTAATACTTGAACAGCTTTTAACCTAGCTGTGATACCTGCACCTAGCATTGGTGTATAGTAGGGAACTAAATTGTATGCTACTCGTATCTTAGAACCACCCCATATCAGAGTTGAGAGAGGTATTGGGGTTTTCTTTGCGTCAAACAATTGGGGTCTTTGACTAAATTTTTCTTTAGTCTTTTGATTAACCCCAGTCGCTTTCATTTTATACTTAAAGAAAACAAAATCATTTTCCTCAGTATATGGTTGTGGTGCATTTTTTATACCTTTACCTTTGTGACTGTCCGAAGCTAATTTTAGACTGTCATCTATCGCTTTAGTATATAACTTCAGCATTTCAGAAGCGTCTGACTTAGCAACTTTTAGTGTCACTTTATATTCACCTGCTTCGTTAAAACGAACATCAGGTTTATTAAGGTGTGGGTATATAGCTTCACCAACAACCGATATGTTAGTGTCTGACATATATTACTCCTTTTGTTTTGGCTATGTAGCCATAAGTGGTACTTTATTTACACTAGTGCAAAGGTCTAAACACAAAAGAAAACTGACTGTTTTACTAAAGATAAATCAAGGCTTCCTCTTTCTGGTATATTAGGAAACTTCTTTAAATTCTTAGGTGAAAGCATATCTCTCATTTCTTTAGCAAAGTTAGTTAATACATCTTGTTCATATACTTCACAAAATGCTTCTCGTATTGCTTCTGATAGAAGTGCTACATCAGTTGCAACACAACCAAAGCTATCGTGTATTAAACTAAAATTAGTGACACCTTTTTCTTTTGCTTTTACTACTGCTAGTTGTAATACACTTGCGTCTAAACTATGTATAAAGTTTGGACAAATACTTTGTGCTGTTTTTCTTGTATCTATTTCTTCTGTATCAGATTGAATAGATAATTTAATTATACTATCACCCATCTTTGTCTTAACTCTTTTACTTTCTTTTTTATAACACATCATTTGTACTGGGAAGTTTAATGGATTAGGTGTTGTCCAACATACAGGTAAGTTTTCTGAAGCAACTAATCTTGAAACTTCTTTTAAAAATTTCATAATTTGTTTTGCACCAAGTATAACTTCATTGATACTTTCCCAAACAATTGGTGTTAAGTAGTTTGTTGCTTTAAATAAATCTCTACCGAAGTTATGTTGTACTCCACGTTCTTTAAATTCTTTTTCAACGTGGTCTTGTAAATATTGTCTACAAGAATATTGAGTTAAAGAATATGGTAAACACATTACAGGTTTCTTACATAACTTTCTATCTACACCATAGTCTAACCATAACTTAGCCATTGGGTCAGATAAACTTTCTAATTTTTCTTTTACTTTTTCTGCAACAATTCTATATACATCTTGTGGTTTATTAGATGGTATTAAGTTTGTAGCTTTACCACCAACTTCATCTAACATCATAGCTGAATAATGTTGTAGTCCTGAATTAGAACAATCAGATTGTATTGGTAATGTTGTTATAAATGTTGCGTCATAATCTGTATCGGCAAAATCTTTTAATTCAAAACACCAAGCTAAAAAAGAAAAAGGTTTATCAGCTTTAGACCAATCAGTATTTGTTAATGGTTCTTTTGCATAACTTATAAATATATCTAATCTATCTTTGACCCAATCTAATCTTGTTTGAATATCTTCCTTATCTACTTCACCATATAAACCTGCACCTGCTACTGCAAAGTTATCAAAAGAATTATTCTCTTTCATTTGTTTTCCATATTTAAATTTAATTAATGCTCTAGAATAATCTGCACCTTGTGGTGATAGCATAGCAGGTTTAGGATATATTCTTGAACGGAAGTCTAATTGATATGGATAGAAAAAACTTCTATCTAAAAGTAATCTAGCTTCTTCAAGTATCTGTCTTACTTGTATGTATTTAGATTTAGACTTTGCTCTTTCTTTATAAACTAAACTTGCTTCCCTTTTCCATCTAACTAAACTCTCTTTGTTTTCTTCTATGTCATTTGGTTTTATTGGTAGTTCAATCTGTTGTGGGTTTACAGGAAGTTTACCCAAAGGATTATCAGTCTCAATTAATTTAACAATAACATCATACACTCTTTTATTTATAACCCATTCTGTATCTTGCATTATATTTACTGCGTCATACATAGGTTTCATTTCGTGACCTCTGTTTTTTAGTTCCTCTAAATATCTTCTATTACTAGCTTTTACTAAATTGTAGTGCATGATTTACTCCTTTATATCCTCTGGTTTATTTTCGTAATTATGTTTTCTTCCGTAGTACCCACCGATAAAAGGGTTATACTCCCATTTGCGTGGGGGCATTAGCATTGGTAAGTACTTTGGTTGAAGTGCTTCGTTTTTAATATTAAAGTTTCTTATCTCATCTATTATTTTTCTAGTCGCTTCAACATAAGTAATGGTCTTATACTTATTAAGTTTTCTATTCTGTATTTTTACTAGTCCTAGTTTACATAAGTAATCAACCATCTTTACACCAAGATGAAGTCGTTGTTCTTTAGTCCAGTCGTTAAAATCTAGGTTATGTTTATTCATACAGTAAACCCAGACCTTATGTTTATACTGATACCTGTTAGCATTTTGTGGAATGTTTTTACCGGCAAGTCTTTTATTAACTCTTATATATTCATCTTTCTTTTGGTCTCTAAATAAAGTTATTCTTGCTTCCATCATTAAACCATTACCAATCTTTAATGATAATTTATTTAGTGTGGTTTCATTTGAGATACCATCAATAACATTTTTAAGAGTAATCAAAGAACAAGTATCCCATATATTATGTTTGTTTTTAATTAAGATACCTTTATCAAATACATTTTTAGGAAGACACTGACATAGTAGTTTTAATGCAGTTAATCTATTTCCTGCACCACCACTTTCCATTGTCTGTATATCTCCATTAATTAATAGAGATACTTTAGTTATATACTTTTGCTGAAGAACTAACCCATGAAGTGTAGTACTTTCATGGCCATCTGCAATTGCTTGATTGAGGGTCTTACGAAACCTATCAATACCACCTTGCAACATAGCATTTTCAAACTCTAATTCTTCTTGTATTAACTTGGTGTAATCAGTGGTGTCTTTAAACTTACCACCCACTCCTACTTTTACTAATTCTTCTAGCTGTTTTTGTAGGTCTTGTTTTTGTTCTTTTAATATATCGGACATAACACGAACATTTCTCCTAACAATTCTTGCACTTGTGTATGTCTACGATAGTCTGTATACGATTGTATACGAAACTAACACACTAGTGCAAAGGTTGATTATTTAAAAAAACACAAGGAAAAACAATTATACTTTCCACTTGTGTAAAGATTTGAAATGGTCGGTAGTTCCTAAGACTAACACTCCTACGTTCTACCGACCCTTTCTTACTACTTAATGTAGACAAAGTACCTAGATTGTAGACGTAATCGTAGACACTTTGGTGGGCTTGGTCAGACTTGAACTGACACGCCTTACGGCATATGTTCCTAAGACATACGTGTATACCAATTTCACCACAAGCCCTTGAGTTTATTTGGTGAGTTTTAGTATACATATTCTCTTACTTCAACTGCTTTCTACTATTGTGGCCTATCATAGAAACAACAGTATTTTTCTTCTTATATGCTTCAAGATTTTCTAACGCTTTATTAAGTAAAGGTTCAGGTGTATCAGTATAGTAAGTCAATGTAGTTTCAATACGCTTATGACCTGCTAATTCTTTTACAACCTTTGGACTTTCACCTGCTTCTGCTAATCTTGTGACGAATGTATGTCTCATACAATAAGGTGTAAACTTTTTATGAAATTTACATTTGTTTACATATTTCCACCACGCACTTCTTATTGAACTACTTGATACTGGGAAGAAACGATTGTCTTTATTTTGTAAAGCGTCTTTTCTTCTTCGTTTAAATATATTCAACAAGTCTTGATTTAATTTAAACTCAACAGATTGACTGTCAGTTTTTGGTCTGTAAAATTGTATAGTTCCTCGACCAAAATCTACATTATCAATATTCCATTGGTTCATTTCACCTGTATGTCTTGCACCTAAATTAAAACCACAAGTAAAGAAGTCGTGCCAAAACTGGTCTTCATGTAATTCAACAACACTTAATAATTTACTTTCTTCTTCAATTGTAAGTGCAGGTTTCTTTTGACTTTCACCTCTTGTTAAATCAACTATACCCATATTCTTAACTCGACTGTCAGGATTAGGTAAGTCTTTCTCATCAAGAAGTCTATACTTGATAGCTTCTCTAAGTATCATTCTTAAACAACCTAATCTTTTGTTGATTGAGGAATTACTTACAGAAGAACGCATATTCTTATCACGATTTAATATGTATTGTTTGACTTCGATTTTAAAATCTTCAAGTTCAAATATATCAAACGTATTAAGTTTTTTATCTTTACCAAAGAACCTACATAAATCATCAAAGTATTGTTCATTATGTTCTAATTGTTTACCACTCCAAGTATAGTTTTTCATTCTATTAAATACACTATCAAGTGTACCTGTGCCTAGTTGTTGTGGCTTGTAGTTTTCAATGTAGCGTCTGTTAGCTAACTTGTTTGTCATCTGACGTTTTACATTCAGTGCTTCTTCAAGTGCTATTTCAAACTCTTTCTTTTGTTCGGCTTCAGTCTGAGTAGACTTGATACCTAACTTAACTACCTTTGATAAAGTAAATGGTTTGTCTTTACCATCTACAGTCTTACTTTGTTTTACATATAAGTCTTTACCTTTACGTAATGATATTCCTTTAGGTAATTTTTCTTGTATGTAAGTTCTAACACTACTTAACATAAATCATTCTCCTTTGTTAAATATGTTGGTGCAACTATCCAAGATTTATAAACGTCATTATCTTTAACCAAAACTTGTATAGTTTTTTTGTTTAATTTTTGGATTATACCTTTAAGATTTTTATTCTTAATTGTTACCTCGTCTCCAACATTAAACTTTGTGATTTCATAAGCATTTAAATTTGCAATTTGTTTATTTGCTAATTTACTTACTTCATTTGCAAACTCCATCACATCTTCTACATTTGTAATCCAAGACAAATCATTTTCAATATTACTTAAAGTTTGTTTTGTTCTTGCATTAATCATACTACACTCCTCTCATTGCTGTTTTAAGGTTTCTATCAATTACTATTCTAGGTTTGTCTTTCCAATCTGAAGTAGAACCAATGAATAACTTTTGAAGTTTCCTACCTTTTGTTGTTAATTTAATCCAAGAAAATCTTCTTGAACCATGTGGATTTATAATTCTATCTACAAATCCATATTCATATAACTGGTCAATCATTCTTGATATTGAAGTACCAGATATATTTACGCCAAACATTTTCTGATACCATTCTGCTATCACCCTTGTGTTTACTTCATCATCAGGTAAGCAACAAATAGTTTTAAAAGATAAAACTAATTGTAATGGTATTCCGTTAAAGTGTTTACTTTGAATATCTCCACCTGAAGATTTTTTGATTTCATCAAGTAAAGCATTATCAAATTGTAAACTACTTACTGTGCAGTTTAACGACATCTTTCTCCTTTCTAGTTTTAAGTTCGACAACTCGTAAACTTTCTGGTTTGTTATGATGAATTTTAGTTTGTGTGATTAGGTCTTCGACACCATCAAGATTAGTTTCACTTGCGTGTAAACCCATTCTTGTCAGCTTGTCGAAAGTATATTGGATATTGCAATCACCTAATTTAATTGAAGAAGTTTTTTCATACTCATCTTCATGTTCAAGTGTCTTACAATAAAAGGGAAGATGACCTACGTAATGTTGGTAAGTCATATGATTTGGAAACTGTTGTCTCAAATCTGAAACATAATAATCAAAATCATTTATGTTTCTCCAAAGTTTACATCTTATAAACTTCCACACAAAGCAAACTATATTCATAACGAACATAGTAATACGTGTTGTTATTTTTTTTCTTATTTCCATACTTAACTCCATAGTGCATATTTTTAATTTAATTTCAAGTACTAGTGCAAACTTTACACGTGTAGGATAATCTGGGAAAAAATAGATAAAGTCCTGTACTATCCTATGTAATAACCCACTACTAAACTTTTAGTGGGTTATCACTTAAATTTTAATAAAGTGGAAAAAATTGTATAACCTAGCTTTTGTGGTTGAAGCAAAACAACTTAATTTATTAAGTCTTCTGCTGTTTCGTACACAAATATCCGTTCTTCAACTACAGGTCTCTTACCTATTTCAGTAGAAACCTTTGCTAAAGTATCAGCTAACACGGACTTCTCCTCGTCAGGAAGTACGTGAGAGGTGTTCGGACACTTCTTTATTACTTTGATTATCATGTTTTTCTATCCTTGTTGTGAGAACCTTAATAGGCTTCTCAACCTTTATTATTTTAGTACCATTCGACAGGACTATTCTTTGGCCTGACTTCATAATCTTTAACTGTCTTTTGATACTTGCGTCTTTTTCTTTGCTTGTTGGGTCTATGACAATATTCTGTAAGAAATCACCATAAACAATCCACCTAGTCTTTGACATAACAACGACAAAGTTAGGGTTTCTTTTCCACTCACTCATTATCTTCTCCTTTCTTGTTTT